TTGTTGGTGGGGTGCCCAGTGGGGCTCGAACAGCACGGCCTTGCCAAAGGCAAGGCAATCAACAGCCCAGTGGGTTGTTGATTAGTGCGCGGGTCCTGATCTTCAGGACTCTATAAATAGGGAGTCTCCCCGCTGATGCTTTTCAACAGCGGACTTTTTTGTTGGTGGGGTGCCCAGTGGGGCTCGAACAGGGCGGCTCTGGCGCGCCAGCGGCAGAGTAAGCAATCAGCCCAGTGGGCTGTTGCTTAGCCCGCGGGTCCTGATCTTTACAAATCCGTAAATAGGGAGTCGTCCCCGCTGATGCTTTGCATCGGCGGATTTTTTATTGGGTGCCCAGTGGGGCTCGAACAGCACGGCCTTGCCAAAGGCAAGGCAATCAACAGCCCAGCGAGACTCTCAAACTTATTTTCCCCGTTCGAAACTGCAAACAAAAAGCATGTGCGAAGCACATCGGCCGGAATGGCCGTTCGTGCCCCGCACATGCTTTTTTCATTTTGTGTCTGCCGCGTTTCTCAGCGCTTCATCTGCTGCAAGATCTGCGCGATCTCCGCATTGGAGTAGCCCTCCCGCTGCAGCGCACCGGTAATGCTGCTGTCGCTCCTGCCCTGGCTGCGCATCAGCATGGCCGTGTAGGGCACCGTCACGCTGCCGCTTCTGCTGCCCGTGCTGCCCAAACCCGCACCGGTATAGGTGCTGCTGCCGGTGCCCGCGCTGCTCGTGCCGGAGCTGCCTGCTCTGCTGCCGGAAGCGCTGCCGCCCGCCTGGCTGGCCTTCTGGGCGGCGGTGGACTTTTTCAGGTTCCACTCGCCCAGCGCGATGTTCAGCTTCTGGTTGGTGACGTCGTTGTTGAACTGCTGCTGGTTGAGTTTGTCCCGATATTCCCGCTCGTTGAACTCGTTTTCGTAAAGCTGCTGGTTCTGCTTGTCCTGATACTGTTTCTCCTGCATCTGCTGGTTCCACTGGTTGTCCGCGCGGCTGGCCTCATACTGGCGGTTGCCGGAGTAGATGTTGTAGCCGGTGTTCAGCAGGCCGCTGAGCATGGAGCCGAGGCCCGTGGTGCCGCTGAGCGCGATCTGCACCACATCCCCTAGGAAGCCCAGCACGCTCATCACGTTGTTGAACCGCTGCTGGCGCTGGGCTGCCTGCTGCTGTTCCTGCGCCGAATAGTAGTCGTGCAGGGTGCCCAGCTGGCTCAGATAATCCTGATACTGGCCGTAATCCTGGGCGTAGGCGCTGTTGTAAGCATTGCCCTTCTGCTCCAGCTGGGTGTAGTAATCCGCCAGCTGGTCGTTGTAAAGGTTCTGGGCAGCCTGTTCGCTGCCGGTCAGCTGGTCCAGCTGGGTCACCAGATCGTTGCCGCCGCTCTCGTAGGTGTCCAGCGCCAGGCTGTACAGCGTCGGGATGGCGTTGTTCAGCGCCCCGATCTGCTGCTGGTAGGCCTGCTGGGCCACGCTGGCAGCGTAGCTGGAGCCATAGCCGCCGGTCAGGGCTGCGGCCTGTGCCGCCGCGTCAGCGCTGGCATTGTGGGCGTTCTGCAGGTAAGTCTGCTCATACTGGCGGTAGAGCGGGTCCTGCGTGTAGCTGTACTGAAAGCTCTGGCGCTGCAGCAGCTGGTCCAGCAGCTGGTCGATCTTCTCCTGGTAATTGCTCTGGTAGTCCTTCGGGCGGTTCGCCTGCCACTCCTTCAGTGCCTGCGCCGCGTCGGTGACCGACTGCCCGGGCTTGTAGCTGGCATTTGTCAGCGCATCCTCCACATCCTTGCGGCTGTTCAGCCCTGCGGCAGAGTAGCCGTCGGACGCATTCGCCGTGCCCTCGGCCCCGGCCTGCGCCTGCACGGCATCCAGCGTCTGTTCCTCTTTCTTTTTGTCTGCCATAACTTCTCCTTTCTGTTATAAGCCCTGCAGCTTTGTGCGCAAATCGTCGGAAAGGTTTTCCGTGTCCAGATTGGTCAGCACATACTGCAGCTGTTCCTGCATCTGGTAAAGATAGCTGCGCAGAGCCCGGGCGTCCTCGGGGTCCATGTTCTCGCCCAGCTTCGGCAGGCCGATCTTGCTGATGCCCATCACGCTTGCCATTCGTCATACCTCCTGTTTCATTCTGTGATGCCGCCCTTTGCTGCGGCCAGTGTCTTTGCCATGCTGCGCAGGGTGATCTGCCCGGTGCCGCGCAGCCGCAGCCGCAGCATGCCGTGCCGCCGGGGCACGAAAGGCAGATCGTAGCTGCGGCGGCTGCCCTGAGCGCACAGGCTGGCCACCGTCTCCCATGGGCCGCCGTCGTAGCTGGCAGCCACCTCCACGGTGCTGGCGCACCCGGCGTCCAGCCGCAGGGTCAGCCGGGAGAGGTAGCGGTCCTCGGCCCCGTCCAGCCCGATGTCGCCGGTGGTCAGCTCAAAGTGCAGCGCTTCCTCCACGCCGTCGGTGCTCTGCCAGTCGCGTTCCCGGCTGGGGTCTGCCGCCCACAGCGCCTGCCCGTCCCAGAGGTAGAGCTGCCCGCCGGTGCTGGCCATCTCGTAAGAGCAGACGTCCTCCTCACTCCACAGGCTGCGCTCGGTGTCATAGACCAGCAGCCGGGCCCGGTCACCGCCCGCTTCCGCGCGGGAAACGTGCAGATAGTAGCGGCCGTCCAGCGCACCGCCCACCGCCTGCTGCACATTGGCAAGGCGGCCTGCGTCCAGCACGCCGGAAACTTTTGTGGGGATGCTGCCGTCCCAGGCCATCACGCCGTCCGGCGAGAGGTAATAAAGCGTCTCGTTCAGCACGCACAGGCTGCGGGCCGCATTTTTTGCCACGCCCCGGCAGTGCAGCGAGGTGAGCTGAAAATCTGAAGGCTTCGAGCCGTAGAGCTTGTGCAGCGTGTTCTCTTTGAAGAACAGTGCATAGCCCATGCAGGTGGCCGCGCCTGTGAACGCCCCGTCGCTGCCCACGGTGACGGCATAGCTGTCCGCCGCGATGCCCCGGTAGCTGAACCAGTTGGTGGGGTCGCCCAGGCGGCAGGCGTAGATGACGTTTTCCTTGTTGCTGCAGCCCCACACCCGGTTGTCGCACTCGGTGATGTAATCGAGGTCCGGCACCCGGCGCTCCATGCGCACCGTGCTTTCCAGCGAGATGCTGCGTGTCTCGCTGCCGTCCAGGCTGGTCCACAGCGCACTGTCTGCCCCCTGCACCAGCGTGCCGTAAAAGCAGTCGCCGCCCGGCGTCACCCGCACCCGCAGGGCGTTCTCCTGCACATCGTACACCACAAGGTCGCCGTCCAGTTCTTCCCACATGCCAGCCTGCTTCGCAGCGGTGCCCGCCACGGTCACAGTGTCCCACCGGGCAAACAGCTCCTGCGCGCCCGCCGCCGTGATGCGGCAGTATTCCAGCGGGATGGCGGTCCAGCTGCCGGAAACTGTGCTGTACACTTCCAGCGTGCCGGTGCTGCTCCAGGGGTGTGCCTCATCCTCCACCTTTAAAAAGAGCTGCCCGTCTGCGGGGTCTTCCGGTTCCTCTTTGCCGTACCCGCTCACTTCGTAGGTCTTGCCTTCGGCGTCGCAGGGCGCAAACTGCACGCTCTGGCCGTCGGCCTGCCATGCGGCCCCCAGCGGCTGCACACTGCCGTCGGCGGTGTCAAAGGCCGTTTTGTCCGGGAAGATGAGGATCTTCGTGCCGATGCCCACCAGCGCCTTGCGGCTGTCGGCCACGGCGTCCGTGCAGGTCACGGTGTCGCCGCCGCCGTCCGGCGTGTACACAAGGTCCCGGCCGCAGACGGTCAGCAGCCCGTTCAGGTGGTACATGCCGTTCAGCCCGGTCAGGGCCCGGAGTTTGCGGCGGGGTTTGCGGGTGCTCAGCGCCGGGAAGTCCCGGGCCGAAAAGTTCAGCCCCGCGCTGTACTCGGCCTCCGAGCAGGCGTAGGTCTCGTTCAGCCCGCCGAACACCCGCACCAAACTGCGGCTGTTCGTGAGCTTCGTCCGGTTCGCAAGAACCATGTTCTCACCTCCCTCACCAGCGCCACGGGCTGCCCGGGCGCACCGGGTAGCTGCGCCGCAGCCACGCCGCCAGCTCAGCCAGCAGGCTGTTGTACTGGGCCTGCTCTCCGGCATAGCGGTCGGTCTCGCCCAGAGCCGCGTCGGTCATGGCGCACAGATAATGCGGATACATTGCATCAAAGGGTTCCGGTGCCAGCAGCACATCCTCGTCCTGCAGGCCGTCGTCCCAGGCAAGGTCCGCCCCCACCTCGTCGTAAGCGTCTGTGATGCTGTTCTTGAAAAAGCGCTGGCGCAGCATGGCATCTGCTTCCTTCAGCCATGCGCAGCGGGTCGAGCGGGCAATGCGGCTGCCCGGGCGCAGTTCTTCGGCGCGTTCCAGCGCCTGTCCCACGGTCATAGGTTCACACTCCTTTTTTATAAGGAAAGCCCGGCCGGGCCAAGTTTCCCAGCCGGGCTTCCGGTTTGCGTTCGATTTGCCGGGCGGTTTACTGCGCAGTGTTTTCTGCCGCCGCAATGCGGGCAGCAGTCAGCTCGTCCTGCATCTGGCTGTGCTCCAGCACTTCGGCCACCTCGGGCGGCACTTCCACTTCTACGCCGCGGCGGATCTTATAGTTCACGCCGTTGACACTCACGAACAGGTCGCCCTTATAGCGGCTGTTGTCCTTGAACAGCCGGATGCGCACGTTTTTCGTTTCAGTCATGGCTCACACCTCCTCAGTTGGCGGCAGCGGTGGCAGAGTAGCTGGACGCGCTCTCGATGCGCACCATGTACTGCTCCACCAGACGCTCGGCGGCGCGCATGCCCTTCCAGCCCACGGAAGCGCGCTGATTCAGCGGGTCATCACCGTAGCCCAGCTGCTTGACGATGTGTTCCAGGCCGCCGCCTTCCAGCTCGGTGACACCGTAGGCATGGGCACCCAGCACCAGCGTGCCGAACACCGCCAGACCGGTGGGACAGGTATCGTCCTTCCAGATCTTCGCCTCGCTGGTCTCGATGAAGCGGATGTTGCCCAGCTTGCCGATCTCGCCGCGGAACATGGTCTCGGGGTCAGCGTACTTGTGCACCTCAATGAACTCCTTGCTGGTCTTGAGGTCGTAAGCGGCATAGGGGTGGATGATGGCGATGTAGCTGTCGCCGATGGGGTCCGCGTTCATGGCACCCAGCTGTGCTGCCGCCTGGAAGAACAGCTTCGGGGTCAGGGTGCAGGTCTTGTCCAGCGCCTTGCGGCTGGCCACAGCAGTCTCGGTGCCGTCGGAAGACAGCTTGGGCGCATAGATGACGTTGGTGCCGCCGGCCAGCACATCGCGGGTGATGCTGTCCAGCGTGCGGCCCGCCTGGCTTGCCAGCACGCGGGTTGCCTGCACCACGTTGTTGTCGATGGCGGTCATCTGCAGCACATCGGTCAGCGGGGTCCAGCCGCCGTACTGGTGCAGGTCGCTGGTAATGGTGGTCACGTTCAGGGCCTGGCCGTTGGGGGTCACGCCCTCGGTCAGCGGGGTGGACGCCTTGGGCAGGCTGTCGTACTTGCGGAACTCGATGGTCTTGCCGCCGTTCTGCGGCACCGGGTAGTAATCGGCGAACTGGTCGTGCACCAGACGCGGCTCGGCCTGGTCGATGAGACGCTTCTCGTAGAAGGTCTTCATCTCGGGCGACATGGTGGCGGTGGTGTTCTGGTTCTCGGCGAACAGCTGGATGTTGAAATCGTTGAAATTCTGGTTCATAGTCGTTTCCTTTCCTTTTTCTAAAACTGCTTTCACAATACGATCTGTGCCCCGTGGAGCACGCGGCGCTCCAGCGCTTCCCGCTGGGCGCGGGTCATGCTGGCCACATCCGGGCGGATGGTGGCCGCGCCGCCGGGCCGGATGCCGTTCTCGGCAGGCCGTGCAGCCCGCTGCTGGATGCGCTCCACGACCCCCTGCTCCACGGTCTGGGCGGCCGTGCGCAGACTTTCGTCATAGTGGGCCAGCCGGTAGGCGTCCTGCACCCGCATCCCGGGCAGCTGCATCAGGCGGCGCATCTCCGGGTTCTGCAGCTCCTGTTTCAGGCTGAAATCCGGTTGGCTGCGGCGCAGGGCAGCTTCCTCTGCGGCCCAGCGGGCG